AAGCAGATTGGCGAGTACCTAATTCGTTTTGGTTGGAAGCCTCAGAAGCATACACCTACAGGTCAACCCATTGTAGATGAGTCAACTTTAAATAAGGTTAGGAACATACCGCAGGCCGCATTGATTGCTAAGTATCTTATGTTGCAGAAACGCTTGGCTCAAACTAAGAGTTGGATCAAGGAACTCAACGAAGACACTGGCAGGGTGCATGGGTACGTCAATCCTAACGGTGCAGTCACATCACGTATGACACATTCACATCCTAACATGGCTCAGATTCCCAGTAGTTCGTCACCGTTCGGCGAAGATTGCCGATCTTGTTGGACTGTTCCAGAGGGGGACTATCGTCTGGTAGGGATTGATGCTTCAGGCTTAGAACTTAGGATGCTTGCACATTACTTAAACGATGAGGGCTATACTAATGAAATACTTAACGGAGATATACACACCGCTAATCAGCGCCTTGCTGAACTTGAATCAAGAAGTCAGGCGAAAACTTTTATCTATGCCCTCCTATACGGAGCCGGAGATGCTAAGCTTGGGTCTGTGGTTGGACGAGGTAGAGCGGTTGGGAAAGGACTTAGACAACGCTTCTTTGATAATCTCCCATCATTTAAAAAGCTTACAGACAGAGTACAAAGAGAAGCTAAAAGCGGATACATTAAAGCACTAGACGGACGTAAGCTTACGGTGCGCTCAGAACACGCGGCCTTGAATACTTTGTTGCAGGGAGCAGGCGCAATAGTAATGAAGAAAGCGTTGATAATACTAGACGAGAAGATAAAGAACCACGGATACGATGCTAAGTTTGTAGCTAATGTACACGATGAATGGCAGATAGAGTGTCACCTTGATGATGCAGTAGCTGTTGGTAAGCTAGGTGTTAACGCTATTAAAGAAGCAGGGTGCATGTTTAATCTTAACTGTCCGCTGGACGGAGACTATAAAGTCGGGGAGAATTGGAGTGAAACACATTGAACCTGAAGTAGTAGAGCTTACAAGCTACGTTCACTTAAAATACAACACTTCTACAGGAGGTATCTTCAGACTTCCGCGAGGAAAATCACCCATGACCGTTGTACGGGTAATGCAAACCGCTGAAATTGTTTTAATACAATGTATATATTTATTGTCAGGACACATGACAGTATATACGGGAGACAAAGAAGTGGTTCCGCTGAAGTTAGGAGATTTTGAAGATGATCATGACTTCACACCTAAAAACATAACCAGAAAATACTATAATGAGTTCTACAACAATTAAAAACAACAAGATAAGTTTAATGCTAAGTATCGGCCTGATCTAAAAGGAGAACTGGAGTGAAACACATTAATAAGCCAAGTAATAAGAACACTATCTTTGAAGACGGACAGTGGTGGTATGTTGGAACTAATGACGGCGCACGAAGAAGTATAACTGCTCACAATAAAAAAAATACCAGTCGTATGTTTGTAAACGGCAAGTACGTACCTAAGTCACACCCTTTGTATAAGTCAGGACGTTACAAGAACTTTGAGTCTGCCGCGTTCTCTGCCTTACAAGGCTACGAAAAATCTAATGTAGGTTATGTATATGCTGTCTGTAACCCTGCATGGAAAGGTTGGTACAAAGTTGGGATGGCTGTCGATGCGGCTGATAGATGTTCAGGGTATCAAACCTCCTCGCCCTTTAGAGATTATAAGGTTTCTTATTCTAAATACTTTGAAGACAGACGAGAAGCTGAGAGACTTGCTCACTCTGCGCTAAAAGAAAACAAGATTGAACACGCTAACGAGTGGTTTAAAACAGACCTTGAAACTATAAAGAATGTAATTAAAAATATAAAGGACGTTCAGCATGAAGCTTAATACTATAGTACCTGACATTTACAAACACCTTGAAGGACTATCAGACGGTAAGCCTTTGCCTCTAACAGAAGAAGATATTGACAACACTCTTGTTGGAATTAAAGAAGCTCTGATGTCTTGGGCAGTTCCTTCTGCGCGTAACAAAGACTTCACGGTTCGTATGTCTAATGTGGGTAAGCCCTCGCGTCAGTTGTGGTTTGAAAAGCGTGACCCTGAAGGGCGTGGCGGCATAAACGGCCCAACGCAAATCAAGTTCCTGTACGGCCACTTGCTTGAAGAGATTGTGTTGATGCTTGTTCGGATGTCCGGTCACAAAGTAACAGACGAGCAAAAAGAAGTTGAAGTTAAAGGCATCGTAGGCCACATGGACTGTAAGATAAATGGCGAAGTAGTAGATGTTAAGACCGCATCTCGCTTTGCGTTTAACAAGTTCAAGGACGGACGCTTAGCACAAGACGATCCCTTTGGATACCTTGGTCAGCTTGCGGGATACGAGGCGGCAGAGGGTACTGACAATGGCGGGTTCTTGGTGTTGAACAAAGAGAGCGGTGAGTTGTGTATGTACGTGCCTGACGATCTTGATAAGCCCAACATTAAAACCTCTATTAGTCAGCTATTACCTGCATTAGAGCTTGACGTACCCCCAGAATTATGTTATACTCCCATACCTGATGGCAAGAAAGGAAACATGAAACTTCCAAAGGGCTGTAGTTGGTGTAAGTACAAGCACGAATGCTACAAAGATGCTAACGATGGACAGGGTTTACGTACCTTTAAATACTCAAACGGACTCGCATACTTGACAGAAGTTGTAGTCGAACCTAAAGTAGAGGAACTACTAGTATGAATGGCAAGAAAGCTAAGCGGATTAGGAAGCACTCAGGCGTTATTATAGTTGATTGGTTACGCTCATTACTCAGTGAAGAAGAAGAACAGGGCGTTACTGTTGATAACTATAAAAACTTTATGCCTGAGCAGACTCACTACATGGCGCAAAGAACTATGCACCTCAACGCCTATCATCCTAAGTGGGTCTGCAACAAGATAACTAAGATTATTAAATCAAACCCCCACCGCGTAATAGAAACTATCACACTAGGAGAAGTAAAATGAACATTGAACAGATGATCATAGCTACAGGAAGTTTTTTATACAACAGTGATAAGTCTATTACAGATATAGACAACGAGTTTCTAGAAGACTTGCGGCTGCTGATAGATGCGGAGTTAGAGCGCAGGGAGGCCATCCTCCATTGAATAAGATTAGGAAGGGATACCGCAAAAAACGAGTCAAGCGTCCTGTAGAAAAGAATCTTGTTAAAGGTTACGACTCTAACTGGGAGTATGAGTTGCATTCAGGCATCCTTGATGGTTGGAGTTTTCACACCGACAAAGTTCCTTACACCGTTGAGCATAACTACCATCCAGACTTTATACGTGAGGTTGAAGGCAAGAAGATTTTGCTTGAAGCTAAGGGTAGATTCTGGGACTACGCAGAGTTTAGCAAGTACATCTGGATTAGTAAGACACTACCAGAAGATACAGAGTTAGTGTTTCTTTTTGCTAATCCAAGTGCGCCAATGCCACAAGCTAAACGTAGAAAAGATGGCACTAAAAGAAGCCACGGTGAGTGGGCAAGTGCTAACAACTTTAGGTGGTTTAGCGAAGACACCATCCCTGATAGTTGGATTAACCCCAAGAAGAGAGAGAGTTTTGACTGACTTCAATAGAAAAGAAGAGAGGCGCAATAGGTTTTTAAGAAAGAAGAAGTTCAAGAATATTAGTTCTTCTTCTAACTTAAAAGTTACTGGGCGCAAAGAACTTACAATTAACTTATACAAAGAGATAGCACATGCAAAGATTAAATGACGCAACACCTGCTGATTGGGATAGGGTGGCTAAAGAACATCCTGCACTTGAGCCTTACAAGCCTTACGTTGATATGGCTATGCAAGAAGCCCACAATATGTTAATAGAAGAAGGCTGTACCCGTGACCTTGATTGGGGGGAGGATGTTGTAAATAAGCCTAAGCATTACAACACAGGCAACATAGAGTGTATTGAAGCTATTGAAGAGTCCATGTCTAGTGTTGCATTCAAAGGGTATCTCAAGGGCAACTGTCTAAAGTATCTTTGGAGGTACGACTATAAGGGCAAGCAAGTAGAGGACTTACAGAAAGCTGGCTGGTACTTAAATAAACTAACTAATATAGTGGTGAAGGAAAACAACTAATGCGCTGCTACTACTGTAATGGATACCTTGTATGGGGAGGTGATGTAGATATCTCCCACGAAGATGAGACGTTTCACACAGAGACAAATTTAACTTGCTCTGAGTGTGGCGGTTTTCATGTAATTTACTACCCTAAAGAGGAAAAAGAATAATGGATCAATATCAACAGTTTATACACAAGTCTCGCTACGCTCGTTGGATGCCTGAAGAGAAACGTAGAGAGACTTGGGAGGAGACAGTACAGCGTTATGTGGACTTCTGGGTCAACCGTGGACAGCTTGACAAGAAGACAGCCAAACGCCTGTACAACGGAATACACAGCTTAAAAGTAATGCCATCAATGCGATGTATGATGACAGCAGGGGAAGCCTTAGACAAAGACAATGTAGCAGGGTTCAACTGTAGCTACCTACACATAGATTCACCTCGTAGCTTTGATGAGTTGATGTATGTTTTGATGTGCGGTACTGGTGTAGGCTTTAGTGTTGAACGTAACTTTATCAACAAGCTACCTATGGTTGCTGAGTCCTTTCATAAAACTGACAGTGTGATTGTTGTCTCTGACAGTAAGATAGGTTGGGCTTCGGCATTCCGTGAGTTGATAGCTATGCTGTACGCAGGTAAAATACCTCAGTGGGATGTGAGTAAAGTAAGACCCGCAGGAGCAAGACTTAAGACATTCGGTGGTAGAGCAAGCGGCCCTGAGCCTTTGGTAGATTTGTTTAACTTCTGTATAGAGGTGTTCACCAAGTCCACAGGACGCAAGCTGACATCCATTGAGTGTCACGACATCTGCTGTAAGATAGCTGACATTGTAGTGGTGGGCGGTGTACGTAGGTCTGCTTTGATTAGCCTGTCCAACCTATCCGACCCCCGTATGGCTAAGGCTAAGATGGGTGATTGGTGGCGCAGTGAAGGACATCGTAGACTAGCTAACAACAGCGTAGCATATACAGAGAAACCTGACTTTGAGTCCTTCCTGTCTGAGATGCAGAATATGTACGAGTCTAAGGCAGGTGAGCGTGGTATCTTTAGTAGGGTTGCGGCACAGGAGATAGCCGCGAGGAACGGACGTAGAGACCCTGAGCAAGACTTCGGGACTAACCCATGCAGTGAAATCATATTACGCAGTAATCAGTTCTGCAATTTATCGGAAGTGGTTGTACGTGCTAATGATACCAAAGCCACCCTTAAGGAGAAAGTAGAACTGGCGGCTATTATAGGGACACTACAGGCTACTCTGACTGACTTCAGGTATCTACGTAAGTTGTGGCAGAGAAACACAGAGGAAGAGGCGTTGCTTGGTTTAAGCTTGACAGGCATTATGGATCATAAGGTCTTAAGCAATGACGTTACGTCAGCAAAGTGGTTGGAGGATTTAAAAGATGTGGCAATCAAAACTAATAAAGCTTGGGCAAACAAGTTGGGAATCAACCAGTCAGTGGCTATTACGTGCGTTAAGCCTAGTGGTACTGTGTCTCAGTTGGTCGATAGCGCTAGTGGCATTCATCCTAGGTTTTCTAAGCATTACATTAGAAGAGTTCGTTCAGACGCGAAAGACCCACTTGCACAGTTCATGTCAGCAGGAGGATTCCCTGTAGAGCAAGACATTATGTCCCCTGCATCCTTAGTCTATAGTTTCCCTGTGAAGTCACCAGAGACTAGTGTTACAGTCAAACAGGTGGGTGCAATGGAACAGCTTAAGTTATGGAAGGCTTACCAGAACCACTGGTGTGAACATAAGCCAAGTATCACTGTTTATTATACAGACGATGAGTTCTTGGAAGTTGCTCAGTGGATTTGGAATAACTTTGACTTGTGTAGTGGGATTAGTTTGTTGCCAGTTAGTGATCATGTGTATCAGCAAGCTCCTTATGAAGACATCAGCGAGGAGAAGTATCAGGAGTTAGTACAGCAGATGCCTGTGGGTGTTAATTGGAACGACCTTGAACATTTTGAACAAGAGGATAATACTACAGGTTCTCAAGAGTTAGCGTGTGTAGGTGGAGCATGTGAAATAGTATAGAGTTGTAACTTGTTATAAAACTAAGGGGCCTTAAGTGGCCCCTCTTTTATTCTTCGTCTTCTAGTGCAGAAACAACCCCTGCTGTCGTTAGTAACCCTGCGGCCCCTGCTGTCCCTTGTAGTTTTCTTTTAGCTGAATTAGCTCTAGCTACGTCAGCCTCAGTAACTTGAGGTTTAGAAAACTTCATGGCTCTTTTTGTATAAGCCTCGTTTGTTTCTTTTGGCAGTTGTTTTACACCTGTTACTTTTTCTGTTTCTTTCAGTGCTTTGTTAATCTTTCTTTTTGTCATGTTGGTTTTTATTTGTTTGTTGTTATACTTAGCACCTGTTTTAATTGAAGACTCAATCAGCGGAGAGACAGTGATTAAACCATGACCACCAATAGGGTCTTTACCAAAGATGTCATGTCCGTCACTTAACATTGTATACATCTTTTCTTTGTTAGGATCAACTACAACAAAAGCATTAACACCGCCCAGTTCTTTTTGTCTTGAATTATAAGACTGCTGTGTAACTAAGTAACCTTCAGGTTTTTTAATGTCTGTTAAATTTCTAGCACCAACAGAGTTCCCTGCTTCGTCACTTACTCTTGCCATTTTTATAGCTTTAGTGTCTAATAGTTTATTAAAAGAATCTAAAACTTTTTGTTCTCCTTTTTTAAGCTTAGAACCTTTAAGTGTTTTTGCTCTAGCCCTTAATAAATCATTTACAACTTGACTAGGCTGACCGCTAACACCTAGCTTTTTCATTAGTTGATAGGTGTTGTTGTTTAAAGTAGAAGCTATCTGCATAAACTCTACCATTCCTTCAGAGTCTAATTTAGCTTTGGGTTTTGTCCCTGTAGATTTTCGGAGGTTATTAACGACTTTTAAATAGGTGTCTGTAGATTTTCCGTGAAGTGACCTAACTACCTGCGCCCCTCCTCCTGAAAGACCAATAGATTCTACGTAACCTACATTTTTATCTACAGAAGGGTCTTTAATTTGATAGTCATATCTATAGTTTTGTTTTTTAATATGAGGGCCATCAGTCAAATGCTTGGTAGCTCTTTGAATTATAGACTCTGGAATCTCACCTGTAGTTCTAAATCCTTGACCTATGCCCTTAGACAGGGTGGCTCCGTCTGATCTAGCAATTCTTGAATCTAAATAGTTAAGCCCCACAACGCTTTTTTCAAGTAAGGCATCCTCTGACATATCAAGTTGCCTATTAATAGCGATAGCTGTCTTTTCTGCGTCTTGTCCAACATCACTTGCCCAATCATCTAACTTTCTATCAGAAATACCTAAAACCCTGCGTTTTGCAACAGCCGCAGGATCAATGCTTTCCCTAACAGCAGGAGCTACAGACTTTCCGTATTCTTTTAGAAAGTTTATTCCCCCTTTTACAGGGTTAGTATAAAACTCAGCAATATCTGTTGGGACGTTTTGCGCCACTCTGTTAACTAAGTTACCTGCGCTTGAGAAGAGACCCTTACCTCCTCTGGCTAAAGATGGCCCTGCCACTGGAACAGCCCCTAACATAGCCAACATTCCTGCTGTTCCGTAGTTTCCCGCCTCATATTCATCAGCAATATCGGCAGACATCAAACCACCACCAACAGCAGGTAGAAAGTCACCTACAGATAAAAGGTTTTCTGCTTGCCTATAGTTTTTCCGTTCTCCACCTAAAGACTCCGCAAGGATGTTCCTTATGGAGTCTCGCCAAGTAGGATCAACAGCAGTAATTGAACCTACATCGTCATCAGCAGTAGGGAAAAAATCAGGAGTACGTGCATATCTTTCCTGCGTGTTGACAGTATACTCTCCCAGAAGGTCTCTTAAAAAGCTATCATACTCTTTATCAGCCATTTAACTATCCTATTGTCTAAAGTAGTTACGCATTTCCGCTTGCTCTTCTTCAGACAGAGCATCCATTGTGTCGCTGACAATAAAGCTTGCGAACTTTTCCATAGCTTCAGGAGATTTAAACGTCATCTTTTCAAAA